TAAAGCTCGAAGGCTTCATCCATCGCTTTGGAGAGCGTCTGCATATCATCGCGGTGCAGGATGTTTTTTTCGATCCACTGATCCACGGTAATCATGAAGGCGTCGTTATCGTTCACCACGCTGCGGACCTTTGGAATAGGCTCGGAGTGAAGGAACATGAAGGCAGCGCATTTCCAGATGAGGTCGCGGCCTTCGCCAAAGAATTTGTTGCGCTGCATCCAGGAGAGGGTGAGCGCGGAGATCGGGCGGAGTTCGCGGCCGGCGACCTGCTTGGGGCCATCCTCCATGCCTTGGATGCGGAGGATTTCGTCGTCCGTGGTGAGTTCGTCTGTGTCTGTGTTTTTGGTTTTTTGTTTCATAGAAATTTGGCGAAGCGTTTCTTGTCCTCGTCGGTGGCGTGCTCGGAGATGGCGATGGTCTTGCCGTTGCGCTCGATCACGCACATGCGCGGCGTGCGCTTCACGACGCCCACCAGCTCGTCGCGGTTCATCAATGCGGCGCGCATGTAGGCCACCGGGTGCTCGGGGTTTTTCTCACAAAAGTCATCGCCTTCGACGGTCATCCATCGGTTCACCTGATCGGCAGTCTGGCCGGTGGTGGGATGCAAAGCGTGAAACCAGAAGACCGTGCTTTCGTTGCCATTCTGGCGAGCTACTCGGGTCACTGGAGCAGCGTCGTTTTCAAAATTAAAACCAAGCGCCGTAAGCACTGACGCGACCTTGAGGTTCTGCGTCGAAAAAAGTTGGAGTATCTGTTTGCTCATTATTTCTGGCCGGTTCACCCGGTGGGCCTGCCGGGGAGCCGCTACGCGACTGCCCCGGCGAGGAGGTGAGGAATTAGGCAGCGGTCATCGTGGTGCCGTAGTGGCGAGCGGTGAGGCTCATCGACTCGAACTGCTCGGCAGCAAAGGTCGTGTCCAATCCAGTTACGATCGTGGTTCCGCCGGAGGGGAGACCTGCGCCGGAGATCGAGAGCGTGCCGCCCACGGTGGCCGCGAAGGTGCCGGTGCGCATGCCTTCAATCGAAATTTCGGTGACTGGTTCCGATGCGGCAACGGCAACCACACTGCCCTGGTCATCCTTGACCTCAGAGAGCGATGTGGACTCACTTTTGGTGAGGCCGGTTACGATGAGGCCAGACACATCGGGAGTGCCGAAGGTGGCCGAGGAAACTGCGGATGAGCGGTAAATTGATGCTGCCATAGGTGTTTGGGTTCACCGACTGGCGGGTGTCAAATTTGCGTCAGGCCGAGGACGATTTCCGAGGAGGTCAGCCACCGCTCGTTGGCGGTGGATTGGGAGAACGAATTGAGCACAGCACCGGCGAGGTGGAGCGATGGCGGCAGGAAATCCACAAGCGCGGAGGGGTCCAAAATCTCAGCCTTCAGCGAGTCGCTGAGTGCCTGATGTGTCGGCAGGGATTCTTCAATCACGCATGGCGTGGAGATGACGATCTGCGCTGTGACCTTGTAGAGACCAAGCGCCACCGGATCGACGGTCTCGCAGGCGCAAAAGACAACCGGCGCATCGCCGGGTATGGTCTCGGCGGATTGGCCGGTGTGGATCGAGGAGTCGGCGAATGGGACGGTTGAGAGGAGCCACTCGCGGAGGCTGGTTTCGATTGCTGCGTTCATAAAGCGGAGCCGGGGACGATGGTGACGACGAACTCGAAGGGCGTGCCGGTCTGCTCGCGCACGGTGGCCACGGTGTAAGTCTTGCCATCCACCAGAAGCTGCTCGCCACGGCGGGGAGCGGATTGCAAGGCGGAGGCGAGAAAGCGCGCGGTGAATTCGCCGCCTTGGCGCAGACCGCCGGTTTCCAGATCAAGGCCGATGGCGATGGCTGAGAGGCCGACGCGGATGCTCTGCCCGCGAAATGTGACGGGCTTGCCGAGGAGCGTATTGCGCGCGGTGGCGGCGAGGTTTTCGAGATGGTCTTTTTGCGCGGGCGACATGCCTGTGCGGATGTGTCAAAAGAAAACGCCCACCGGATTAGGTCCGGCGGGCGTCTTCGGGCTGGCGCGGGGAATGCGCTGTTATTTTTTCTTTTTGGGTGACTCTTCGACTTCGACGGGCGCGGGTGCGGCGGATGGCTTCTTCGCATGGCGCTTCAAAGTATCACTTAGCGATACAACGAGCGTTTCTTCGCATGTCAGTTCGCCGGCGACTTGCTTGGCCTTGAAGTCTGCGAGCTGCTCGCCGAGCGGGACGCTTGGCAGGTGCTGGACCTGCCAAGTGTCGCCGGTGCGAGTGATCGTGATTGCGAGGCGCATCAGACTTAGGCGCTGACGATGCGCTTGAGGGCGGCGGCGTGGCCGAGGGCGAAGCCGTAGTTGACTTCGAGAACTTGCTTCTCGGTGTCGGTGTCAGGGTCGCCCCATGCGCGGTATTCGATGGTGAGGCCGGTCTCTGGATCAACTGCCACTTCGTAGGCTGTGAGGTTAGCGCGAACACCTGGGGATGGCTGCACAGGTGAGAAGGCAACCAAGATTGCCTCTGGGAGTGCGACCATACCGACGAGGTTCTGCGAGTTGCCGGGGATCAAGTTGGTTCCGATAACATCGAAGCCAGCGATCTGTGGCAGGCGGCCGTTTTGGATGGCGCTTGCTGTGCCGACTGCGGCGGCGTTCTTGATGCCGGCGTCCTTGAGGAGCGCGCCTTCGTAGGAGTTGTCAAGGATCATCACGCGGCTGGATTTGGACCATTTGGCCTGGTCAAGCGCGGTCTTGATGTTGACCATATCTTCGCTGTCGAAGGCAGAGGCTGCTCCGGTGTGGATCGCTGCGCCGTAGTTGGCGAGAGTCACGACGGAGAGGATGTCGCGGAGGATGTCCTCGGCGAGTTTGCGGCCCTTCAAAAATCCGAGTTGTTCAGGATTGAAGTAAGGCTGGCGGGCGAGTTCGCTGGATGTGAAGGAGAGCGCTTGGTATTTGCGCTTGTTCACGGTGACTTCGCGGGAGTTGATCGCGTTCGTGTCGCCGAAAGAATAGGTTCCGCTGAAATCGCTCGTCGCGTCAGTGGCGAGAGGGAAGAAGGGAACGGCGATCTTGTCGGTGCCTTGAAGCGGGACCGAGTTGAAGACGGTCGAGAAGGCGGTGATGGGAAGAAGGGATTCGCGCAGGGCGACGAGCGCGCTGTCGAGAACCACGTTCAGTTTCAGTTCGGATGAGATGGTGGTGGCCATGGTGTGTTAGGTGGTGGTTGGGTTTTCGTGAATTATTGCGGTGTCAAATTTTTGGCCGCGATTTCGAGCGCCTTGCGGTTCGCGCGGAAGATGCGGGTCTTCTCGGCACCGGTGGCGTTCTTCCAAGCGTCGTAGATGTTTTCCGCGTTCTGCGTGGGCAGGACTTCGGGGATTTCGCGAGCGGCTGAGAGGCCGAGGCTGCGCTCGAGGCGGGCGAGGGATTCGCGCTCGGCGGCGATTTCGCTGCGGAGGAATTCGATATTCGCGCTGGCTTCTTTGAGTCCGGCCACAGCTGCGTCGCGCTCGGCGATGACGGCGTTGTATTTGGCGAGGATTGCATCAGCGGCGGCGAGCTTGGCTTGAGGCTCGGCGGGAGCTTCGACAACTTCGGGCGCGGGAGCTTCGACGGTCTCGGTTTCGACGACCTCTGTTTCGTTGGTCGTTTCGACGATTGGCTCGGCAGGAGCGGATTCGCTCACGACGGTGGCAGTGATGATCTCGGCGGCTTCTTCAGCGACTTCGGCTGAGTAGGTGATGACTTCTGTTGGATTCATGGTGTTCTGTGCTTTTGCGAATTTGTCAAAACGAGCGCGGAGCATTTCGGGTGTGGCTGTTGCAGCAGCGGCAACGCCTTCCTCGATGGCATCGGCAAAACCGAGGGCGACGGCTTCGACGGCATCCAGCCATGTCTCAGCGTCCATCATTGCGCCGATTTCCTCAGCATTGATGCCGGTCTTGCGGACATAGGCGTTGCGGAGATTGACTTTGAGTTTGTCGAGAAGGTCGGCTTCTTTGCGTAGGTCTTTGCTTTCGCCCATGCTCACCGTCCAAGGGTTGTGGATCATGAGGAGCGCGTTGTCGGCCATGTAAACGGGCGCGCCTGCCATGGCGATGACGCTGGCCATAGATGCGGCCATGGCGTCGATGTGAACGGTCAAGCCGCCTTCGTGGCGGCGGAGGGCGTTGTAGATGGCCGTGCCTTCGATGACGCTGCCGCCGGGCGAGTTGATGCGCAGGTGAATGTGTTGGCCGGAGAGTTTGCCGAGGTCAGCGAGGAACTCTTTCGAGCCTGCGCCAAAAGCACCGATCTCGTCGTAGAGCGTAACGGTGGTTTCGTTGTTGCCGGTTTGTTCCATTGCATAAAATTTCGGGGTGGATGTGGGTGTGGTCATGGTTCGGTTGGGTTGTCTTCGGGAGTGGGGTTAGTGGTGGCATCTGCGCCCGCGAGTTCACTGCTCAGAGTGATCGGCGAGCGGATTGGGTTTTGTTGCCATTCGGACAAGACATCCGATCCCATTTCGGGCAGCGCCAAGGATTGGCGGACGGACTGCTCGAGCGCTTGCTCTGGAGTCAAAACGCCAGCGCGGACAGCAACGCCGATGGCGTCGAGTTTTTCCTTGGCGAGAAGATCGGAAATGGCGGGAGATTGATTAGAGTCGTCGTCATCCGGCTCGGCGGGTTGTTGCGCGGCGATGCCGTTGCGGAGGGCGTTGGGGAAGACTTCGGAAATGTTGAGGCCGAGCGCGTCGCACTTGGCTTTGCGGCGGAGGAAGGTATCGATCACATCGTCCTCTTCCTCGGTGGCGCGGAGTCCGAGCATGTTAAAGTAGCGGGTCGGCGAGAGGTGGCCCTTGTCGAGTTGCTCGCTGTAAGCGCGGGCGTCGCGGCCGCTGTCCACCGTGATCTTGCGCGGGGCGAGCCATTCGTGCCGCCACCAGTCGTCGCCGGGGTATTCGAGGCGACCGGCCTGCATTTCGTGCCAGAGCCAGTATTTGTAGAAAGGGCGGCAAAACTGATCGATGACCTGCTGCTGAAGGCGCTCGAGGAAGTTTTGGGTGACTTCGAGGATGGCCCTTTGCTCGGTTCCTGCCAAGCCGACATTGACCATCATGGCTTCCGGCGGGAGGCCGATGGCGAAGGCAACATCCGAGCGGAGGGCGCGCATCACGGCTTCGTAGGTCTGGCCAGGTATGTCGTTCTTGAAGGCTTCGAGCTTTTCGCCTGGCTTCAGGCGCGGGAGGAGGATGCCGTTCGGGAGGTCGGTGGTTTGAAGTTCGCCGACTTCGTTGGTGGTGGATTTCAGTCCCGCACCGAGGCCGATCTTGGCGACTTCGGTGCTAGTCACCATGTAGCCAATTTGCGCGCCTGCCTTGTATGCGCCTTTCACGAAGCCATTTATTTCGGAGATGTCGCGGAGGTTGGAGACTGCGGAGTGAAGCCACGACACGCCGCGCGGTTGTCCGTGCCTGCGGATGTGCCGCATGTGTAGCACTTGGTCGGCGGAGATTTCTTTGCCTCCGATCGTGTAGGCTGCGGGCGCTCCGAATTGGTCGAGGCGCACGCCGTCGTGCGTCATGTCATCCGGGTTGCCGAAGCTGGCAGAGCCTCCGATGGCTTCGCCGCCGATGAAGCGGACGCGGGCGGCACCTTCTCTGGTCTTGAGGAATTGCGCGAAGAAATCACCGTCGATGGCGACCTGTCGCAAGATGAGCGATTGCGCGGTGTAAAAATTAACCTGTGCCGATGCGTCGAATGCCCATGCCTCGGCGCAGTTTCTGTCTTCAAAATACTGGTCGACCTTTTTGTTCCAAGCGGCGTTCGATGTTTTCGGCTGAACCACGATGCCGGTCCCGATGGCGCGCTGTGCCAGATGCTCGACAAGGTAGGTCGCCTGCGGTGCGTTGTTGTAGAGCCAGCGCGCGAGGCGCAGGATTTCCATGCGCGTGTAGGCCGTGAGTTCGCGCTTAGGGTCGGTGGTCGGCACCCAAACGAGGCCGCGATTTAGCGAAGGTTGCGCGGCTTCAAATGCCGCTGCTTTTGCGTCGAGCTTGCGCGGGCGACCTGCTCCAGAGCGGGTTCCTCCCCAACTTGATTTTTTTGATTTTGACGGCACGCCACGGGCGGCGTGTCAAACGGCAGTGCCGTATCTGCTGCGGTCGGCGATGGCGAAAAGTTGGCGACCGTTCGGACCTTCCGCGAGGAGTTCTTCGACTGCCTGGAGCAAAAGCCATTTCGGAAAAGAGACCTGCCCGCCTGTGCCGGTGCCGTCGGATGACAGAGAGGTGATGACGACTTCCTCGGTTGCCGACGCGAATGTGGCGAGCGCGAGGGCTTCGAGTTCCGCTGTGGT